AGATACCGGACATATCTCAAATTCATCAGTTGTTGAAGTATCAAATATTTTAGTGTTGTCAGTTACTTTCGTTTCAGTTTCGAGAGTAGATTTTTCAGTTTTTTGCTCTTGTTCTTTGGTTTCTGACTTGTTTACTTTTCGTGATCCGCAAGATGTTAAAAATATTGTACCTAATAAAGCCAGTACAATCGCTATTAATAATAAATTATTTCCGTTTTGATTTTCGCTTGTTGTCATTCTGTATTTTTTTTGTGTAAATTCAAAATCTAATATAGTGTAAATTGAAAGTTAATTACTTTTTGTTTCAATTAAAACCTAAATTTTTAAGGTTTATCTTTAAACAATTAGTAATTTATAAGTTACATTGTACTTTACAAGTTGGGCAACTCATTCTGTGTATATTATTTTCTTTATGGCAGTATTTACATTTGCCATTACTCCAAAACATATCACAATTCTCTGCATCATCTTCTCTATTAAATGATCCATAAGTTTGATACATTTCTGCCGGAGCAGTAAACCTATAACAGTAATCTTTACTTGGACATAAACTGTCTGAACACTTTGCTATATCAGCCATATTTTTGTTTTATTAATTCTCTATAAATTGCATTTGTTTTTTCGCAGTTTTGACCTCTTAAATATTGTCTTAAAATTTTATTCGCTACTTTCTCAATTTGCGAATCAAGATTTGACTCAACTTTGTTTTCCATTACACAATTTTATAATTGATTATTCTAATGTTTTTTAATTCATAGTTCCCATCTTGGAAAACTTTAACGTGAGCAAACCCATGATTGTAATTATTATAAGGCGCATATTCCGGCTCTAAACCACAAAGGCATCCTGTTGACCAGGTTGTTGTAACTTCACCGCTTAAAGTCTTTTCTGTGTGTTCTGATGTTCTATGGTGATGTCCTACGATTGCACTCTCTTTAGCCTTCATAAATAAACCCCTTGCAGGATTAACAGGCGGAGCAAATCCCCCAAACCATTCGTGGCCATGAAGTATTGGAAGCTTTCCGGCCATTGCCATTTGCTTATCTTTAACCAACGTAACACCAAACTCCCTAAATCGTAAAAGTTGTTCAAGTTTAAAATCATCAATACCTAATAATTCAGGAGCTTTAATCATCAAATAATCTTCGTATCTTTTTTCGTGATTTCCAATTTTATAGTAAATAGGACATTTAAATAAATCTTGCATCATTTTTAGAAAGCCTCTAACCATTTCTAACTCTCCCGCCATATCTCTCAATCGTCTGTCTTTGGTAAATCGACTACATTGGTAAAAGTCTGCGATATCACCGTTTAAATAGATTGTATTAACTTTGTTTTCAAGTCCGTAATTAATGGCCAATTCTAAAGCTTTATTGTCCTGGTAAGGGAAATGAATATCGGATAAGATTAAAATATTGTTTTGGCCTTTTGGAATAATAAACGCTTCGCACTTTTCGTAATCACTATCCGGTAAGTCTATTGTTTTGCTCATAGATTGTTTTTTTTGGGTTTCAGTACGTTCTCCGGCTTTTGAAACAGGTGAACTATTTTTACCATTTTCGCCTCTGTATCTTCTTACGTTTGTTCGAACAGTATCAAATGAACTAAAGTCTAATTTATGCTCATCATAAATCAATCTCGCAATAGCCATTGTTGTTGCATTTGGGAACTGATTAATAAAAGACAATACAATATCTTTTTTATAAGTTGCAGCGTTTTGATTGCCTTTAATGCTCATAAGTTTATAATTTGGTTATTCAAACCTACAAAAAAAGTATTGAATAACAATACTTTAAGGAGTGAAATATAAATCAGCTTCTTTTATTCTTCGGTTAGTTAAGCCTTTCAATGCAACTCCATTTGCTTTATTCCATCGTAAAAATTCATTTCTAATAGTCAAATCGTTTGGATTTACATTTACCTTTTTTAATAAAGTAGAAGAAGCTAAAGCTCCCGAACCTAAATTGTAGGCAAAGGATGTTAATGCGTTTAGTTGATTTTGAGTAATTGGCTTTTTAACTAAATTAACCACTTTACGAGCAAACCGGTCAGCACTTATTTGAAGTAACTCATCTGCACGTTGTTTAGTAATTGGCGGATCTGACATTAAAACTTTTTTGTTATTCTCGTAAAAGGTTGCGCCATATCCAATCGTTGGCACTTTTGCGCTACATAAATAAGGTTTAAGGCTCAATCCTTCAAATAATTTTATAAGGTCGTATCCTTCTTTATTCAGCTTCATTTTTTTTATTTTTTTCCATCAGCCACCATCTGCGAGTAGTATATCCAATAGCTAATAATAATGAAAAAATCTTTAATCCTAATTCAACATTTGAAAAAGAGAAACTAATTAAAAAACCATTTACAAGTAAAAGTTTTATGTCGTGTGCATTATTCATTATTATGTTTTTATTTTAGCGACTATATCAGTAAAGCCTTGAATGCCTATATAAGCAGTCGCAACAATTACCCAATCACTTGATGTTATATTACTAAAAAATAAACCTACACAGGCCACAAAAAAAACTAATAGCTTTCTGCTAATCCATTTATTTAATAACCTATCTAAAGTCTCTTTACTCATTGTTATATAGTATATGAGGCTATTTGCCCTCCGGTTGTTGCTACTGTTGCAGCATTTTGTAATCTATCACCAATACTATCAGCAGTAAATCCACTTGCAATTAAATAGTTCCAAAAGTCTGCTGGTGTCATTAATAATGTTCCTGTTGTATTATCTGTTAAAACACCACTTAATACATTTTCAGCACTTGGCACTCTTAATGTTCCTGTTAATTCGCTTGATGCACCATAAGTAGTTCCAAATCTTACATTACTTGTTGCTGGATTTCCTAAAGCCACTCCAGCAGCATATAAAGTTCTATTACCTCCCGTACTTATTTGAAATAACCAACTTGATGTATTTGTGTCTATTGTTACTCTTGGTGCTACAACAGCCATATTATTAGTTGAATTAACAACGTTTCCACTTACTTTTACATAAGTACCAGATGAATAACTATTTGTTAAAGCAAAAGCTGCGTATATTGCTGGTGAGCCAGTATTTGCAGTAATTATTCCAGTAACTGAAATTGTTGCAGCAGTTGTTTGATTATAAATAGCTGGTTGTGCTGTTGAAGCATTTACATTACCTATTTGAGTATAATTAACTGCCCCAATAATATAGATAGCTGGCGTTATGTTAGCAGTTGTATTTCCAGTAATATTTATAGTTCCAGTATTTGAATTAATAGTAGAAGATGCACGTTCAGTATTAGTTGATGCCGTTACATTACCAGTTATATTTAATGTTCCAGCACCAGTCATTAAAATATTATTGATAGTAGTACCGCCACCAGTTATAGTAGAAGAAACATCACCAACAATATTGACAGTTCCAGTTGAAGTTAATAATAGTATAGCTCTATTGGCAGTTCCGTCTATATTATAATTTCCATTTAAATTTAAAGTCCCACTACTTGATAGTCTAATAGCATTGAAATTATTAGTATTTGCCATTGTTAAAACACTACCATTAAAAGTACCAGTATTACCACTTGTTAAAGTCATTTCTAATGTTGGAGTAGTTGAGCCAACAATAATACCAGTTGAAGCAGTACAAGTTAAATTTCCACCATTTGCATAAATAAATTGCCCACCTGCTAAAATAGTAGGTGCTGCTGCATTTAACGTATTTCTTATTGATAAAACTGTAAATGTTCCGTTAATGGTAACAGTAAAACCATTTGAAAAAACATCGTCTGCTGCCGTTGGTAGTGTGCCACCATCCCAAGTAGCAGTATTACTCCAATTTCCAGTTGCTACTGCATATCTTAAAGCCATAATTAAAGATTTTTATCATTAATAAAAGTTTGCAAAGCACCCATAATCGTTGCTGCTGCATTTATAGCATCTGTATCTCCGCTATCGAAAACATCCATATAAGTGATAGGAATAGAATTGTCCGGTAAACTTTCTGAACTACCATCTTCTAAAACTCTATAAGGTGTTAATCTCATAGCAACACTTGCACCTATATCAGTTGGTTTAACTAATGGAGATATTGCTAAATTTACTAAATAGTATGGGTAAAAAATTCCATCTACTTCAATTGGGTTTGTACTTGTAATTGGCATAATTTCTTTTTTTTTATATATATGTTGCTGATTCTCTATTTGTCCAAGCTACGTTTGTAGCGGTTGCTACTGTGATTGAACCACTTGCAGCTATCGTTAATCTTGTTATTGTCCATACTGCTGATGATTCTGCTGAACCTGTTACAGCATATCCGTTATAATTTATATTATTATTAGAAGAATTATTTGCATTTCTTCTTATATTAAATAATAAATTAAACGTATGTGTATCACCACTTGATGATATATTAAAATTTGTATCTCCTGTTCCAACATCAAAATATTGCACTTGATTTGTTAATCCGTTTAATGCAGTTAATCCTGTTGTAAATGTTGTAAGTACTTCACAAAGATTTCCATTTTCTGTATGTAGTGTAATAGTTCTTCCACTTGTAATTACATAAATACGAATTGCTAATCTATCAGTAATAAGTAATGAAGTTTGTGGAACAGGTATTGAAGTAAAGTATTGGTCAACAGTTGTACCATTTGTAATACCTTCTGGATTTGCTGAACCACTTGCTACAAGAGTAAATACATTTGTAGCACTAACTTTATAAATTTCACCATAAAATTGTGGACTTCCACCTGTTGAACTTGATTGAAAATAAAATTCTACATTCCAATTACCACCCGGTATATTTAAAAATGAAGGGTCTCCAGCATCAGTTATAAAAGATGCAATATATCCATTACCTTGACCATTTGTTCGTGTAAAATTAGTTCCAGCACCAAGTATTGGTGTTTTACTCATTTGATAATAAGTATTACCACCAAATGTACCTTGAGAAACACTACCATTAAGATAATAATTAACTGATGAACCACCACCTGTTGAATTTGGAAAATTAGCTAATGTACCATCACCTCTAACATATTGCGAAACTAAACCAGCACCTGTTACAGCAATATCACCACTTGATGTAATTGGACTATTTGTAACACTAAAAGCAGATGGCATTGTTAAACCTACTGAAGTAACTCCTTCTGCTGGTATATCAGAAAGTAAAGCAAATGTCCCTTCAGCATCAGGTAATTTATAATTTCTTGTATCTGTTAATTCAAATGTTGAAATACGAGCCATAATAGTACCATCTTTTGATAATACTGTTTGGCCATCTTCTTCAGCAGTAGCATTTTCACCTAATAAATTTACATTATTAAAAGTATTATTAACACCAGCACTTTGACCAATAGCATTTATGTTTAAACCTGAATTATTTGAAGCTGATGAAGTTCCAAAAGCATTTACAAATGTTCCAGAATTTGCAACAGCTGCTTCAAAACCAAAAGCATTTACATCAGTTCCTGTATTATTATAACCAGCATCTGTTCCTTGAAAGTTATTATTATCAACTAAATCGTGATTGTTGTCTAATACTTGTTGAAGTGTAGGTACTGCTCCAGTTATAAATTCCCAAACTGCTGCACCTTCTGTTGGGTCAGTACAAAGATAAACATCACCATTATCTAAAATCCATCTTGTGTTTTGAACAAAACCTTTAGTTACATCATCTGTTGCAGTTGGTGTATAAGTAAGATTATGTGATACTTCACGAATAATAG